TATCTCAATTGGTGTAATGGAGTTATCATAACTTCCAAAACTCATTGATTGAGTTGCAATTTTATTTACTTGTTCTTCTGTATATAGTTTCATAGGTTAATTAGTTTTTGGAGTCCATACACCAGTTATTGTTACTTGGCTTTTAATAGCATCTACTTTTATACTATTCAAATTAGCTTTTCGTTGCTCATACTTTATAACGATTTGATTTAATATTTTTATTGTTTTCATAGGTTATTTGTTTTTGGAAATATGTTTCTAATTTAATTAAATAATTGTTTTTAAATAGCTTTTTTTTAAACAATTAGAATTATAGTTCTAAATTGTTTCTGGTTTGTAGTTATCAATATCAAAGTGTCCTATCTTAAAGCTGCTGGGCTCACGTCTTAATCTGCGCTTGGCAGGTTCGTAGCCTTTGCTTTTGCAGTACGTTAGTATCTCTAAGTATGTCGCATCAATGTTATTCATCATAATACTAATAGGCTCACTTGCGTAATATTTGTCTATGTATTCTTTTGTGCTTTGTGTCATAGTTTTTAATTGTGTAGTCAGTTAAAGCTGCCATTACAAAACCTGTTGCAATTAGCAGAAGGCAAATAGCGTAAATCATTTTGAGTAGATGTCTTGTAATTGACCAATAAGGTAACAAGCTACTAAAAATAAGGCTAAAAGTTGTGCGGTTTCTTTTTTCATTGTGTTTGTGTTTTGATTAAATAATAACCAAATATACAAGTTTTTCACAATCCACCAAATAATTCTTAAATTTATTTTTGTAACCTTGTTGCAATTATAGGAAGGCATACCTACCAGTGCCACGTTTAAGGCTGAAGTTCTGCCAAGCCAAAGCCAAAGCCATAACTGCATCATCGTGAAAGCCTGAAGGTGCGGAGTACTTTACCCCCGTTGCCGTGTACATATACTCAAATACTTCAAGTTCCTGGCTTATTATCCCCTCAGGGTAGCCTATCTTACCTTGATGTATCGCAGCTTGTAGCCCTTCCATAAGTTGCTGCTTACTTGAACTTGTGAACTTTAAGCCTTGTATCATTACCCCTTCTCTTTGTAAGTCCTCGAGTATCGGGTCTCCAACCCCCGTACTATCGACAAGGATAGGGCATTTAGGCAGCCTAAGGATAGTTTGCTTGGTATTGTGCCAATCCATTTGAAAGCGGTCAAAATAAGCCACGTTTCCATCTTCGTCTAAGCCTACGATAACTGTCCAATCGACTGACTTGGCTAAATCAATTCCATAAGCCACAACCGGCATAGTTGTAACTGGGTGTAAGCACTTGCGTATATGTTGGCTACCAAAAGGGTTTGCTGCGTTCTCAGCAGGGTTTGCCATATACTCCTGCTCGAACACAACCTCAGGCAGTTGCTTCCTTGCATCGTCTATCTCTTGTGGGTCTATGTAAGGGTTATCGTATGTAGTGAACTTAAAGCTTTGCCAATCTGGTTCTGCTTTGCTAAACAAACTAAAGAAGTAGTTTTTACCTTTAGGGGTGCTTAAGAATATAGCCTTGCCCTTGTAGTCCGTTAAGGTAGGTCTTATAGAGTTAAGCCACCCATCTTCAAGGTTAGGTATAAAGGAAGCCTCGTCTATTACTGCCAAATGAAACTTTAACCCTCTAAGATTGTCCAACCTTTCGCCCGTAAAAAAGCGTATGCTCCCACCCGTAATAAAAGTAATAACCAGGTCGCTTTCGTTTTTAGAGTATATCTCTAATGGCAATAGGTCTACTATCTCTTTAAAAAATATTTTTCCTAATTGGTAAGTAGGTGTAATGTAAGCTACACGCTTTTTATTTACTGCCGTGTCTATGCTAATCGTTTGGCTAATCAAGGACTTGCCAAATCTTCTCCCTGCCATCATTACAATAAATCTACTTTCGCAGTCGATTACTTGCTTTTGCGCAGGGTGTGGTTTATGTAAGCTTAGACCTATTGTTTGCATTACTTATCGTAAGTTATTTTAATCTCACTTACTTCGTGTTTGTTCTCTGACTTCTCTACTAAGCTATTCAATCGCTGAGTAATGCTTGGATTGTAAACCCCTGCCATTCCCCCTTCGATTTGGTCTTGCCTTATTTTTCTCCTAATATGCGAACAGATGGTTAAAAAATCTGCGTAAGCATTATTTGTATTAGCAAAATAATGGCTTAAATCTCCTATAATTCCTTTGTCTGCACAAAAGTTCTCAAAGCCTTCTATTGTCAAAGGTCTCTCCCTTAATCTGTAAACTTCGTCTCCGTCTTTGCCTACGAAATCGTGTACCTTGATTGGATTGCTTTTGCAGTATTCTGCGTACTCAGTAAAGTATTGCAGCATTAATTCTGGTGTCTCTATAAGTTTAAACCTACCCATCTATTTTGTTTTTATAGTGTTGACATATCCTATCCATTACAGATAGGTAATATGTGTTAAAATCTTTGTAGCCTTCGTTGTCTTGTTCGTATGTCTTGTATAAGATGCCCCTTAATCTTTGGCTCGGTGTCTTAAAGGTGTCTGGGTCTGCCTTTAGGTTTTCTACAATATCTTGCTCTTCTTTACTAAACGGCTCTTCTTTAATTGCTAAGTAACAAAACTGTTGGTTAAGTTGAAACAAAGAAGCTGCATCTTTAGGACTTAGTTCCTGGGTTGCTAAAGTTAGCTTGATTGTCTTGTCTTTGCGTGAGGCAATGCTTTCTATTTGTGAACTTAATAAAATCATAGTATGCCGTTTATTATATCGTTTGCTTCGTCTATTGCATCTTCTTGGTCGAGGTAAGTATCTACGTCTGCTATATGCTTATTGATTAAAGTTTCTGCCATTGCATAGGTGTAATGTCCTATCGTGGTCATATCGTCTCCGTTTTTACCCGTCTTACATACTGCAAGGAAGTAAGCCTTGTGGGTAAGGAGTAGCCATATAGCGTTTAACTTTCTCATCTACCTTGACCTCTATAAGCTTTTTCTCTTGGCGTATGCTTATTAAAGGACTTCTTTGCAGAGCCTCTTTTGCGTTTGCCAAAGCTAACTTTGTTATTGTTCTCTTTAATCTTTGCCATAATTCTTTGAGTGTATGTCTTTTAGGAACTCTTTATATTGTTTTTTATCTCCATATTCTATGTGGCACTTCCTACACAATCCCATTAGGTTTTCAATCGTATCTTTGTCTTTGCTGCCACCCATTCCCCTCGCCTCAATATGATGTATGTCTACCGCTTGTGAGCCACACACTTCGCAAGGAATGAAGTCCGTTTTTTTATACCCCATTCCCTGCAAATATATTTGTGTGTGTTTCTGCATACCTTCCCCATTAAATTTTCCGTTGATTAATTGTTTAAAAAAATTAACTATGCAAATTATTTATTGTCTATTTCTTTTAGTTTGTTAATCGCCCATTCAATTCCTGAAACACCACCCCAGGCATCATACATTAACCCACCACAACCTTCGCTATAAGGCACGTCTTTATGTTGCTGATGTCTTTTAAAAGAAGCCATACGGGCAATGGTATCTCTACTAATTGGCTCACGGTTTGCCAACTGTCTTGCTCTTGCTTTCCCAGTTGCTTCTCCACAAGAACCCCAACCATTTTTCTCTGCCCATTCTATTGCCCTTTTTGCGTTATTAGTTGCACTTTCGGGATAGTCGGTATAGCTATCTGCGAACTTGCCACCTGCAAGAATAGCCTTCCAAACTTGCATTGCTTTTTCCTCGGTATCGTAAACGCAACCGCCTGAGCCTATTCGGTACTTGCCATTAGAGGCACATTTATATATTGGCATTTCTTATGTGATTATATATTTTTGTAATGTGGTTAATAAATTCTTTATAGTCCATATCCATTTTTGCTACATTACAAGTTTTGCAGCAAGTAACTACATTCCCTTGAATATATCCTTTTGAACTATCTATCCTATCAATACCATTATACATAAAGTTATACTTAAAATTAGGTTGATTATAGAGCATATTATTGCTATGTTCTGTGCCACAATAATGGCATACATCTTTAACTAATTTAAGTATCTCTTCTCCTGATAATGTGCAAGTTAAGCCTCTTTTTAAGTATCTCTTATTTAACCTGCTTTTTAATACATTTGCACAAGTAAGTTCTAAATTTTTATTACTAAACTGGTTTGTAAAATTTTGTGTTAGTTTACACTTTTTACATAAAGCACCTCTCCTTCTTATTTCCTCTGCTCTTTGTGTACACTCTATGCCACATTTATCACAAGCATAAGTACCAACAGACCTTAATCTGCCTGACTTGTCTACCTTTGTGTGATAAAATATTTTTGCTAATATTACTGGCATAGTTTACTATAAATATACTTTCGGTCTAAATTTATCTCGTCAAAGTTATACTTCTTTTGGCAGAACTCAAATAACTTCTGTCCGCTTTCCTTACGCATATCCGCATCGCTTACTAAATCTCGTATATGTTTGTACCAATCCTTTTGGCTTTTAACATAATGCACGGGCATATCTAAGTAAGGATTGACTTGGCTAACTATGGCAGGGTTCTTTTTAGAAGCCGTTTCTAATACCTTAAGATTCGACTTCATAGCGTTAAACTTGTTATCTACCAATGGAATAATTGAAATGTCGCTATCCGTATAAGCACCCATATATTCCGTAACCTTAGCGTAGTTGTAGATAGTAGGGTTAAGTTTTAGTCCGCAAGTAAAGGCATCTATCATTTTATCCCATATAGGCTTCTCCCCGTCATTGTAACCTGCAATAATAGTTCTTATGTTCATACCTTGCAATCTTTTAAACGGCTGCCTAAGTATTTCTAAATCTCTTTCGTGCGTTCCGCTACCGCTCCAAAACAATCTTACTTTGTAATCTTCCGTCTTGTTATCCTGGAACTGCTCTTTTCCGTATGGTAATGCATTAGGTAAGATGTGTACGTTCTTATTGTATTTAGTTATCTCGTCTGCCAACCTTTCGTGTGTGCAGGTGCATAGGTCTGCAATTTCTAAATAATCAGTAATTAGTTTACCTATGTTATTGTACTTATATCTTAAATACAACAAATGGCTTTCGCTAAGTTCCCAGTAATCGTCATTATCGACTACTAATTTAAATCCGTACTTAGTGCGCCAAGTGTCCATTTGCTTTGCATCTATCTCGTTAAGCATTCTATTCATAAGCACAATATCCCACCCTTGCTCTAATAGTTCGTCATTAAGTACATCGGTAATAAGTGCGTACTCTTTTTCCATATTAACTATTGGCATCATAATTCTATGGTAGCCAACTCCACTATTTGCTGAAGTTATACAAAGTATTTTCATAAGTTTATATAATAAGTTTTATTTCCATTTGTATAACCAGATACATTATTACTATGCAGATTCCAGGTTTTTTGTACTAATTCATTTTTATTGTAACCATAAGCATCAATGCTATTTTGCTCAATATGATTAGCAGTATATTCTTTAATGAATTTCGTATGCAAACCTGCTGCTCTGCATCTCGTACAATAATCTAAATCTATTGCTCCATAAGGGTCAAGTTCTTGATTGAATGCACCAACTCTTTTTATAGTTTCTTTTGTGATAGTGAAGTTACCAATTAAATCAGCCGTGTCATTACCTGTACTATGTAAAGGAATAGAACAAATACCAATAGTTTTGTCTTGTAAAAAGTCATTTCTTATTTGCAACCAATTATCAGGTTCTAATATATCGTTACCCATAATAGTTACATAATCTATATTATCAAAGTTTAAATTCCTTAACCCTTTATTAGTTGCAAATGCTATACCTTCTTCATTAATGATAGTAACTATATCAATATGCTTACCTGCATTTTTGATATTCTCAAACAATGTATTGATGTTCCTATCTTTATAGTTTAAGTATACTATTGCATTCATTATCTTATGTTTGAGCCGATTTCTCGTGCAGGAACTCCTGCGTATTTAGTATTTGGTTTTGCATCTCCTTTTACAAAGGCACTTGCTCCTATCATACAGTTTTCTCCTACATTTGCAAATTGATGTAGAACTGCGTTAAGTCCTATATTAGCACCATTGTCAATAATTGAATGCCCGCCTATTTTTGCTCCGCAGCTTATAGTAACATTGTCTAAAATTGTGCAGTCGTGTCCGATGTGTGCGTGTTTCATTATGAAACAATTATTACCAATGAATGTGTCTATCTCAGTTCCTGCGTCTATTGTTACAAGTCCTGTAATAACATTGTTATCGCCTATGTATACTTTGCCTTTTTCTTTTTGCCAAAACTTTTTATGCTCGGCTTTGTCGCCTATAATACAATAAGCACCAATATAGTTGCCATCTCCGATAATTACGTTATCGCCAATGATAGCGGTAGGGTGGATAAAGTTAGCCATTCTTTTTTTTATTTTTGGGTTTAGGTTGTTCTTCGTACCAAGTATATAAGCGTTTAATCATATCGAAGATACAATTACCGCACCATACTGTTAGAATAAAATCTGCACTCATATACTTGCGATAAATATGCTCGTACATTTTTAAGATGTCTAAGTCGATATTTCGCACATAACCATTTTGAACTGTATGCCAATTACCAACGTGGTCATCTAAAAATTTGCGGTGTTCTATTTCCATAAGTTCCACATTAGTTTTGAAAGTAAAGGTGCAGCTACTCCTGGTATAAACACAAACGCAATAACATCGGTACATATTGCAGGTAGTAAATATAAAGTTAAACCTGTCCAAGCTGCTAAACAACTTGTGCAGCTAAAAGGCTTAAAATCTAACTTCCACTTCCTATGAAATTGGTGTATCTCAACAAAGAATATTGCAAAGCATATCGCTGCTATAATTATCATTTGCGTAGTTGTTTTTTAAGTTCTCGCTTAGTTAATTTAAGTTCCCTATGAATTGACATATAAGGTATACCTGTAACCCTACTTAGTTCTTTAGCGTTGCAGTTATGCTTAATTGCATACACTCTTAATAGTTCTGCTTTGTACCAATGCATCTTTGACAACTCATCTTCTACTTTATTAAGTAAATCTTCGTCTCTGTCGTGAACAATCAATTCAACTTCTAAAGGCTTTCTGTATGTTCTGTAAAATTGGCTTGTATTACTTTGCATCATATTAATCATAGTTCTAACCAAGTAGAACTTTAATACGTTACGGGTGCGCATATCTATTAAACGTTCCTCGTCCATTTCGCATAGCACCTTAAATAATTCGCTTCTTAAATCGTCTTGTAAATCTTCAGGCTGCATTTTGTCTATTGCTTCCTTAAGTTCTCTGCTTTCCCAAAGTTCTAATATGATGCTATTCTTGTTCATACTCCTTTAAGGTTAGTTTACCATTATCTTCGGTTGCTATGTAACAAAAACAATTTGCCGTTTTTGCTAAGTTTAAGAATGCTATTTGGTAGCTGCTAAGTTTATCGCCTATGGCTTTTGTTTCGCAATAAACCGCAACCCCTGTTTGTGTATGAAAACCTACTACATCTGGAACTCCTTTAAGACCTATGAACGTGCGCCCACGAACCGCTAAGTTATTGTTACGCCATACAAAACACCCGTTTTTATTTAGGGTCTTAATAGCTTCTTTGGTTAATTCGTTTGCGGTCATATTACAAAACTATATTAAGAAAATGAAACTTTACCAAATTTTATTTGTTCCTCAAAAAATAAAGCTACGGCTATGGCTCTTGCTTGGTTCTTAAGCCAACTTTCAGTCCATTCGTCTCGGTATTGCTTTGCGCTTATGATGTCCATTTTATTAGCTTTGTAGGTAATAATCTCCATAAGTTTCTTTTTAGCAAGTGCGCCATCTTCTTTTGTCCATATTTTTATTCCTGTGCTATTAAGCTTTGTAAATACACTTAATGGGTTAAATAACCTGTCAAAAGTTCTATTCTCAAGCAGCTTATACTCTTGGTAACTGTAATCAATTATCTCCAAATCTGTTAAGTGTGGGATTGCTTCTACTCGTTCTTGTGGCATCATTTTTCTTACTTCGTTTGCTTTTTTCTTGTACCTATCCATTACCTGACTAAAGTATGCAGGACTAAAGTTTTGGTAGTGGTCTATAAAGTCATTGGCTACCATTTGCTTAAACGCTACTTTAACCTCGTTTATTGTAAATCCGCCATACTCGGTTCTTATCCAATCTTCTAAGATTGCTAACTTAACTTCGCCAGGATTGTTAATACCTACAAGCTGCATAAGGTAAACAAGGTTTTGTTTAAATATGGTAGAGTTTAGATTCCTCATTCTTTCCCCTACAAATGCGGTCAAAATCTCCTTCTCCATAGGAAGTAGAGTAGATGTAGTTGTAGTTTCTAAGCTCTTCGAGTTCGTACTTATTAAGTTTGCGTTGATTATTTGAAGTTCCTTTTGCATCTTCTTTTAGGTTAAATAGACCTTTCCAACCATTTGCCATTGACTGATTAATTATTTTTATAGCAATGTCTTCTTGTCCGTTTGATAATTTTGTTAATTCAGATAGAGCAGCAAGTTCACTTTGATTTGTTTTGTATGTAAACTTAAACTCTTTTTTCTTATATTCTTTCCAAGCTATCCATATTTGTTCAAATTCAATAGAAAAAAATGGCAGTTCTATTTCTTCTTTAACCTTATCCTTATCCATTACCTTATCCTTAACCATAACCTTGTCCCCTTGTAAGGGGCTACTAAGGGGCTTAAGTTGGTCATCTATTAAATTGTATTTTAACAAAATTTTAACAATTCCGCCGTGTGCTTTGTTGTCTGGATTAAGTCCGCTCGGATATTGAAAATCTATAAACGAAGGTATAAACCACTTATTGCCATTATCAATTTTTATGATTTTATCATCAAAAAATTTTATAGCATCTTGCTCATTTATATCTTCTCCTATACGAATTTTAGCTACATCAATGTCTACCTGCCAAATTCCTGCGTGGTCGCAATCATCACAAATGTAAAGCCATAGAAGTTTGTAAGGTGCTGAAAGGTTGCGGATAAAAGGTTTTTTCCATTTTTCAGTATCAGTAAATCGTTTAGACATATTGACTATATTTTAAAATATCTTGGGTTGTATAATTATATGTATCTCTATATTTAACTATTATAGGTAAAATATCTTGATTAAGTTCTTTATAGGTAAATCCTTTTAATAAAAAATGCTTGATTAATCTATGAAATAATACCTTGTCTTTTTCTTCATTATCGTGGCAATCACAACATAATGTAGTATAAAATTCATCTAAATACTCCCAAGGTTCATTGTCATAAATATAAACCTTGTGATGTACGTGCAGTTGTTTTTCTGTTGAACCGCACATTGTACAAGTAAACTCGTCTCTACTCAAAATTTCAAGACGTTTCTTTTGCCATTCAGGACTTTTTAGTTTTTCTGCGTATGTCATAAAATAAAAAAGCCCCCAATAGAGTCGAGCTACCAGGGGCTATTATTTAACCACTAAACACATTATCGGCTCGACTTTCGCTAATGTGTCTTATATTTATGTTGCGAATATACACTAAATTTCTTTAAGTTCTAATTTTAAGCAAAGTTTTTTTAGCTTAGTTTTAAACCAGTCCTCAGTTTCTATTAGGTTATTCGCTTGTTTTATGTTATGGATAGCAGTCGTATGGTCGCTTGTTCCTGTGTATTGGCTTATCTCCTTCAGGCTCAATTTAGTATAACGCCTTAATAAGTATGCCGCAGCCTTGCGCCCAAACGTAGTTTTTAAACTCCTATCCTTAATTAATACATCGCACTCAAACTCTTCGTCTACCAATTTGACAATAGTCCTTGCGCCAATGTCTAACCCTAAAGGTTCATTATCTTCTATGCCTAACAATCCAAGTTGCTGCATCATTTCGTGCAGTTGCAAATGGGTGTTGCGTTGTGCGAAGTATAACTCCTTTAATTGTCTTATTGATATATCCTTTTTCTTATTCAGCATAATTAAAACGGCAATCCTTCCGTATCTTCTTTAGGTTTAAAATCATTTACATAAATCTTGTAATCGGGTTGTTTGTCCTCGGTCTTGTAAGCATTAACCCACATTGAGTATTTAACATCATTAATTGTAAAATTAATTACTTCTCCTTTAGCGGTCTGCTTTTTCCAACCGCCAGTACTCCATTTTTTTTGTTCCATTTTTTACTTTTTTATTAGTGAATATTTACTTACAAATTTAGGTTGTTTCTTGTTACCTACGTTAATTAGGTCGGATTGTATCTTATATCCTTTGCGTTTAAGTTCAAAGATAACCGCCGATAATCTTAGGCTATTAAACTTAGTTAGAGCCTGAATTGGTGTTAATGTTTTGCCTGAAAGCAAGTGGTTCAAGATTTGTTGTTGTTGTGTCATTGTTATTGATTGGGTTAAAAAAAACTGGTTTGTCTAATTTATTTTCATACTTTTTAATAAAGGCTAATAAGTCCTCGTATGCCTCTTCGTTATACCAAGCGTAATGGTAAACTTCTGCAAGTAACATCTGCCTTTCAAATGGTAATAGTTCCCTCATTAGCTTTTCTTTACTGTTTCTTTAATATTGTTAAATTCGTCTAAGGTCTTGATAGCTTTGATTTTCTCAATAGCTTTATACTTTTGTTCCTGAGTAAACTTTGTCTTATCTAACTGCTCAATTAAGAACGCCTTTTGCCCTTCGCTTACTTCGTCTTTATGCTCATTGGTAGCATCTGCATCTTTGGTGTCGTCTATTGCGAACAATCCGTTAAGCGCATATTTACGAGCGTAGGAACTTGCTGCTCCCGTAATTTGTGAGCAGTCCATTCCTTTTTTGTTTTCTTCTTCACGAGCAAGACCCGTGCAGGTAATGTTATCTTCTCCGTTACTTAGACAAGCAGTAGATTTTACATAAACTCTACCGCCTACTTCTATTACCTCGTCGCTTAACATTAAAGCGTAGCCGTACTTATGGCAGATAGGTTTTGCAGCTTCGATAATATCTTCTGCACTCCTGTACTTGTATTTAGCAAAAGCATTGAATTGGTTTTTAGGTGCTTTTAGTTCCTGTTGAATTTTAATTAGGCTCATTGTTATTTGTTTTGTATGTCTATGTTATAGTGTTCTAAAATTTCGATAATCGGTTCTTGTCTTTTCTTTAGGCTTACAAAGTACTCGTAAGCTTGTGAATATTCCAAGTACATACTTGCGCTATCGTATTTATTATCTACCAAAGTGTAGTAGAAAATTGTTCCGTCTGGCTTAGTTTCTTTTACAAATTCAATCTTCATATACTTCGTTTTTTAAAAGTTCAAGTTCTGCATTGTGTTCTACCCAACGAGTAAACGTGTAATCGTCATCTTCGTAATCGTAGTTTTTAGGCAATAAGGCGGGGTCATAAGGGTTTGATGTAGTCCTGCTCCCGTCAATTAATATGTTCCCGTATCGCTGATATTGGAACATTTGGTAGTTGGTTAAATGTGTCATTTTGTGTTTTGTTTACACAAATATACAACAATTAACAATACAAAGTGCAAAACTATTAAAATATTTTAAAATTATTTTTGCAACAATGTTGCATTTGCACGTCAAATTGTGCAGTTTATAGCACATTTTGTACATCAGAACGTACAAAGTAAAGCTAAAACTTAACTAAAATTGTAATAAAGTAAAGGTATTACTTGCCAAAATCGGTAGTAAAATGCAGCCAAAAGTAGTAGTATTACTACCTTTTGTTGTACTAAAGTGAAACTTTATAGCAACTTTTGAAAGTAAAGTTTGTCGCTACCCCCATAAGAATACTCAGGTAAATAAAGCCTAAACCCACACGAGATAAGGTTATTAGCTGAAGGGAAGTTGTCTAAGGTAGTATAAGTAATAGCTATATGGCAGAAAGTAGAAGCTGCTTTTAGCCTTGTTTTAATCATTCGTCTTTGTATGCCCTGCCCTCTATAATCTTTATGTACCCACGCCCTGTTAAATATGCAAATGCCCTTAGAATAAATTGAGCCGCAATAAGCAACAATACGGCTCATATCGTCAAGCATAACCCACCATTCACGATTGAACTGGAACTCGTCAGCACAACCCTTAAAGTTAGGATTGGTGTAATCTAATTCCCTAAGTTGCTCGTAGGTATCTCTATCTAAGATGTTGCCGAAGCTAAATATCTTTTTGAGGCGCATTGTGTATCTGTTCAAGTTTGGTTAAATATAAAATCGCATCTTGTAGTTCCTGCTTCAAATGTGTTATCCATTCGCCTGTCGATAAATCTTCCCTGTCCATTGTGCAGTTGTACTTCTTTTTACCTACTTGCTCACGGCTACGCATATCTTCTATTACTAAGCTAAGTATTTTACTATCCATTTATTTGTCGGTTTTGCTATGTATCTTAAAACAAGTTTTACACTTGTATAATATTTTCTTTACTCCTGTTGCAGTTGTACGCCTCATTTGTATTACTATCTCATCGCTTCCACATTCAGGGCAAGTGCCTCTATCTTGTCCGAATATAACTCCGTAATGTGTTTTAGGTTCGATGTGGTTTTTAAGTGCGTTAAATACTTGCTCTAATAACACAACATCTTTTTGGCAGTACTTAATCATTTTAGCCATAGCCACTTTGTCCTTATGCAGAACAATGTCTTTCCATAAACTATATTCGGTTTTTATCTTAGTGCCAATGCCTAAGTAATCAGCTATGTAATTAAGCTTGTTGCTATTAAATCTAAACTTTTGACGTGCTACCTTTAGCGTATCGATTGTAACGTATTTAGGGAACATCTCAATCCCGTGAAACAAGCAGCGTGTTCTTATCCACGCAAGGTCAAACTTGTCGCCATTATGACCTACAAGTTCCGAAGCCGTGTTTGCTACTTCAATAAAACTTTGTAGCATCTTTTTGTCGTTCTGTTTGCTATCCCATTGTAAATAGTAAACTTCTTTTTCATCTTCCCACTTGTAGCAGATACAAATGATAGCACGTTCTTTAATAATGCTATCCGCAGTTACATTAAGCTTGTAACCTGCGCTCCAGAAAAAGCCGACGTTGGGCGAGGTTTCGATGTCAAAGAATAGTCGTTTTCGTTTTGATTTTAGCATTATTTATTTTTTGCTGAATTTATCTATTGTGGTGTAACCCATAGCAAATAGCGTGAGATACAAAACGGCATCTACCAACTTATCGCTTGGGTTAATTTTTAAGATTATGTTTAAGAACAAAGAAATAAAAAGACATAAGCTGCCAAGCATTGCAACCACTCTTTTGTGGCTAATACTGTTACTTTCGTCTGATAATAAATTAACTAATATAGTTCTAAAGTTGCTCATATAGTTTAGCTTCAGCCTCTCTCCGCCTCACTAACCCTTTAAGCACAACATTGTTTGCTCTTGTCCACTTCATAAATTCTGCCCTAATGCTTGGGTCTTTAGGGTTAGTATTTACCTTTCTTAGTAAAGTGCTTCTCCTAAAATTCCCCATACCTACATTAAAAGCAAACGAAACAATCGCAGAAAAATTGTTTGCCGTTACATTTGATTTTACAAGCACATCTACACCTTTTGCAAAGTCATCGACTATTGCGTTAAAGTAATCTTCTGCTTGTTGCTGCGTAATCACATCGCCCTCTTTTACTTTCGTTCCGTCAGGGTAAAAAGTCAAACCCCACGAAATAGTCCATAAACCCGCAGGGCATTTGTACGCCTTTAACTTGCAACCTTCGAACTGCTTTATTAAATCTCTACCTGCTTTGTTTACTTCCATAATCTATTCCAATATGCTAAAATTAACACAATCGCTATTATTAGACCGATTAGAGCCTTCCAAAAGTTATTTGCAGTACT